AATGAACGCATACGTTTGATTGTATCTAATGATACATTTTCACCATTAGCTAATTGTTGTGCTCTTACTTTACCAACTTGGGTAGCACATTTATTACCTAGTTCTTCATTGCGTTTAATACCTTGTTTAGCGGCTTCAACTGCTTGTTTAGGATAATCATTATAGGTTTCAAATTTCTCTATTTGTTTACCGAATGCTTTAAAATCAACTTCAATAGCTGGTTCTTCAACTAACGCAACCGCGTTAATACCCATTAATTCCTCTAGTTCGTCTATTATTAATTTTACTATTCTCATTATCCTAATGTTCTTTTAGATTGTATTTTTGCGTTTGCCTCTTGAGATGATGAAACATCACCTGCTACTACATATGCTTTTATGGGTTGCTGTTCTTGTGTTTCTGGAGCGAATCCTAATGGTATTTGAGGTTGCGATACATCAGCAACTCGAGGTCCATTAACTGGAATACTTCTAGGTGTTCCACCTCCTGTAGATGGGGTTGATTTTATGTTTTTAACCGCTGCTAATCCTGTTGCTAATATAGTTGCTACGTTAGCTACTTTAGTAATTACATCAAATGGTGATGGTAATGTAGATTTTTGTTTTAATGCTTCGGTAACACCTAAATATGTGTTTATCAATGCTGTTGATATAGCTAATGCTTTACCTGCTACTGATTGTTGGTCTAATACGGAACTTAAATTAGTAATTGCTGCTGCGGATGCGTATACACCTTTTTGTACTTCTGCTTCCTTCTTAGCTTTTCTATCTAAGTCATCATTACCTTTTTTAATTTGCTTATGTTCTTCAGTCATCAAAGGAATAATTCCTTTAACTGAAGCTTTTAATTGGTCTTTAGCTGAGGCTAATCCCATTACTACATTAGTATCAGTTCGTAATGTTTCCTCTAATTTTTTAGCTTGGGCTTCAAATTCTTCAATTTCAGCTTTTCTAGTTGCTTTAATTTCTTCCTCTGCTTTCTTTCTAGCTTCTTCTTTTAACCTAGCACGTTCAGCTATATCAAGTAATTCTTTTTGAAATTTTAATGCCTCAATTTCTTCTTGTTTAGCATTATTAGCAATTAAATCTTGTAATTGTTTATCTAATAAATCCTTTTTTAATTTATATAGTTCTTCGGCTGATGCCCCTGCTGCTTGAGCACGTTGTAAATCTTTTTCTGCTTCTTTAGCTAATGTAGATGCTAATTGTTTAGCTGCTTCTTCAGCACGTTCAGCTTCATCAGGCATTAAACCTAACCATTCTAATGCTGGACGTATAGCTTCTATAAACCTATCAAATCCATCTTTAATTGAATCTACTACAGCACCTAAAGCAGGGAATTTTGTAAGCATTTTATTTACCCAAGCACTTACTTTATCGAAGTTGGCAATTAACAATCCTACACCTACCACTAATGCACCTATACCTGTTGCAGCTAATGCTACTTTAAATTTACCCATTGACGAGCTTGTCAATTTAGTAAACTTATTAAATAATGATTGGGCTTTAGCTGATTTACCTAATGATTCAGCAAGAGAGACTGCACCGTCTCCCATTTGTTTTAAACCTTGAGAGAATGCTAATGCGTTGGCAGCGTATGCGGTATATTTTTCGAATTCTTCGTTTTCAATACCTAATAAACCTACGGCTCCCGTTAATGCGGCTACTGAACCTCCTGCTATATCAATGGCGCCTTGGAATCCTTTAATTTTATCCTCTGCAGTCATTCCATCGATTGACTTAGTTACAGTATCTAAATCCTTTTTTAGAATTTTAGATTTCGCACTTAAATCATCAAAGGCTTCACTATTAACATCTACTGTTTTTAATTCCTCATTAATTTTGGATAACTCTTTTTCGATATCCCCTAACGACGATACTGCTGCACCGTCGTTTACTTTGATGTTATATTCTAATGTTATTGCCATTACTTTATTTAATTAATTTTAACAAGGTGTTGTTGTTTCAACTACTATACCAGCATCACTTAATCTTATTATATATAATGCTCCTAAGTCTTCAGGTGTTGCTACTCCATACCACTTAAATCCTCCACTAAATGGATTACTTCCACCACTATCAGCAAACCATCTTGCGTTTAATTGTATAGCATCTGTTATATTAGCATCTTCACTATAGGCACTATATGGTAAGAATTGGAAACATAATTCTGTTTTAGCAGTTGCTGCTGGTGTTGTTGGCGTTCCATATCCTCCATCTTCTTCAGCTGTTATTTGTTGAGCATACACTGTTATAGGTGCTGGTGCTGGAGTAGGCGCAGGTGTAGGCGCTGGAGTTGGAGCAGGCGTCGGTGCAGGTGTTGGCGCTGGCGTCGGTGCTGGTGTAGGTGCTGGTGTAGGAGCAGGTGTTGGTGCCGGCGTTGGAGCTGGTGTTGGCGGATTACAAGCACTACAATCAGGGAATGCCTCCGTTACATCATTGCTGTTTATTGGAGCACCTGATGTTCCTACTTCGTAGCATGTTGAACCATAAGTATCTATTTTTACTGCTTCACCCGCACTATATGTTGTTACACTTCTAAAGTATACTGTTGAACCACCACCACAAGGCTCAGCAAAATAATAAGTATATGCTGGTGGCGCTGGCGTTGGAGCAGGTGTCGGCGCGGGCGTTGGTGCTGGAGTTGGAGCAGGGGTAGGCGCCGGCGTAGGTGCTGGTGTAGGTGCGGGAGTTGGAGCAGGTGTTGGTGCTGGAGGTAAAGCAGGTGGACAATCTCCATCTACTGTACAAGCACCTCCATTTGGATTAACATTCATTCCTGGTTCTCCAACAAATGGGTCTCCACTTGGTCCGTATTTGAATAAATTACTTTGAGTTCCACTACCACATAATCCAAAGTATGTAGAACCACCTTGTTCAGTTCCTATTGTTGTTGCTAAATTAACATCTCTCGCACCTCCACCACAATCGTTTAGGATATAATATAAGTCTAATCCGCCGCTTGTTAATTGTTCATTTAATACATCAACTGTCAAGCAAGCACAAGCTACTGGAGCAGGGGTTGGTGCTGGAGTAGGCGCGGGCGTCGGTGCTGGTGTTGGCGCAGGTGTTGGAGCTGGCGTTGGAGCAGGAGTTGGTGCCGGTGTAGGCGCTGGCGTAGGTGCTGGCGTCGGTGCGGGAGTAGGAGCAGGGGTTGGAGCCGGCGTTGGAGCAGGCGTAGGCGCTGGTGTTGGGGCTGGCGTCGGCGCTGGTGTTGGTGCTGGTGTTGGTGCTGGAGTTGGAGCAGGGGTAGGTGCTGGGGTTGGAGCTGGAACTGGTGTATAACTCATGCTTACAGAAGCTGAAAATGAATTCCAACTTGATGAAGCAGGTAAAGACGCAGTTTCGTAGAAATCTAATGTTTCATCGAATCCAACTAATTTATCTACTACGCTTTCACTTCTAAACTCAATACCATTAAAACTTGATGTATAAGTAGCGTTTACTATAACATCACTGCTTGTTGGGTCAATTTCTACTCTAAATCCGTATGGTAAATCTGTTAATGCGAAACTACCACTATTAATACCGACACCAGGGAATACAGGAGCACTACCAGCAGTTATTATCTCATAAGTATATACTCCGCCACCGCCTTGATTTTGTCCTAATCTTGCTGTTTCGAATGTATTAGATGATGACATTATAAGCAATAAGTCTTTAGTATCATTTGGAACACCTAATGTAGGACGTTGTTTAAGTAGTTCAACTTTTACTACATCATCATTTTGAATATTAAATCCACTTACCTTGTTTAATCTATATTGTTCACCACTAATAAATACCCTATCATTAAGACGGATATCTTTATATTCACTAGGTGAGAATTTTAAGTCTAATGTAATTTTTCTATTTTCATCCCAATACAATGTTTCAATATAATTTTGCCAATATTGTTTAAACGCATCGTATCCTTCACTTGCTGGATTATATAAACCTTGAATATAGTTGTTATAACCATTATCAAAGTTTAAATCTAATGTTGCTATTTGAGCAGGTAATTGTTGTAAGTTAGATATAGTAGCATAGTCGTTGAATGCTTCTGCACTACCACTTGCTCCCACGTATATTGTTTCGTCAAATGCTCCGTTTGCAGGTAAATTAACTTTATATCCTAAACGTGGTTTGAATTGGAATGTCTTTTGTCCCTTATCATCAAATTTATATAAATGAGGTAAGGCAAAATTTGTTAACCCTAAATTAAATGTAGCGTTCCCATCACTATCGACAGAACCGCTTTGAATCGCAGGAGCTAATACTATTGGTGAGTATGTTGTTTCAACTGTTCTCTCGCCGTTAGGTACGTTTGAATCGCTGATTACTCGCTGTGTTCCATATTGGTAATTAGGGTCGTTATCAATTGATATTTTACTAAATCTATCGGCATCATCTACATCTTTAAGTAATAAAACTTTTGATTGTTCATTTACTGGATGTTTAATACCTATTTTTTTAGCTGTTTGATATTTTTCTGTCCAATCTACGTCTCTACCTTGTAGCATAAAATCTTCAAAGTTCTCAATACGTATTGTTTTTGGACTATTAGGTTCAGGTACTGCTACTGCATTAAATTTAGTAAGCATACCTTTTAATAAATCGTAGGATTTAGTTTTGGCATCGAATTGTAATGCCATATTAATTGTTGAATCATTAAATGCTACTGGGGCTGATGTACATTCAAATGTAGTATCAAATCCACTTCCCAATATCTGCATTTCATTTAATGTACCTAATGGGCTTGCTTTTTCCATATACACTTGAACTTTAACTACTTGCCCTTGATTTAATTGAGCATTATAGGTAAGTGTTTGTGTTATAATAGAGGGGTCAAATGGAGGACGTTCGTAAAATTCTGTAGTAGCAGATACTACACTACCATTAACAAGAAACCTTAGTCTAACTATAGCATTAGCATCATTAGAAGCTGGGTTAGTAAATGTTATTGCCGTATAAAATGAGTAATCACCGAATTCAGGTATAGTATATTCATAAGTACCATTATTATAATTTCCTCCGTTATCGAATACTTCGGTTTGAAATTGAACTATAGTAGCAGTATCTTCTGGTATTACTTGATATAATCCGTCGTTTATTGCCTCAAATGTTTGTTGTCCGCTTCCACTTAATACTGCTCCTAAATCTTGTTGTCCTTTAGGTAAAACAAATAATTCGTTAAATGCTGGACCATCAATTAATGATGAAGTGTATTTAAATCCTACTTGCTCAAATATAACATCTACTAATGAACGTGCAGATATTGCAGGTAGTACTTGACGTAATTGAAGTGGTGTAGATGGATTATCAATTGCTCCTTCGAATGAAGCAGATGTTCCACCTAATTGTATTCTAGGTATTGATGGATAATTATCAGGTTCATCCGTACCATAATCTGCTAATGGATAAAATATACTACCACTTAATAAATCACCTGCCCAAGATGAAGATATACTTGCTGTGCTTAATGTATGGTTATAATTACTAAAATCCGCATCGCGGATTAGTAAACCATCTAATTGATTTTTTAATTGAACTGATTCATCAGCTACTTGGACATTATATTGTACGTAGCCATCTTCGTCAGTTATAACTTCTTCTAATTGAAATTCACCTTGTATAAGTGATTCTCCATTATATAATACTTCGCAATCTATTGAATCGAAAAAAGCAGGAATGTTTTGTGCTCCTACTTTATATGCTCCTTTAAAGAAAGCATTATTTCGTCTCGTTCCTGGCAATTGAAATGTCTGTGAACCTACGCCATATATTTCTCCAATTGATGTATTTTCAACTGCTGAAATATCTAAACGCAAGGGGATGTTACTATCAACATCCAGATCTTGCCATTGCCCATCGTAATAGACCCTAAGTATTAAATCTCCTCCCATTATGTTCTACTTCTCTTAGAATTAGATAATCTATATTGTATCGTGTATTTGAACATTCTTTGTCCCGCTGGATTTGTTCTATATGTTTCTGAGGCATTAGTAATTATAATACCTATAAAATCACTTCCTTGTTGTACATATACACTTGGTGATTCAAATAATTCAAATAACCAATTTGATTGTTCAGTAGTTAACCAATCAGTTTCTACTTCAAAATTATTACTAAATGAAGCAAAATATTGTGTATCGCCTCGTCTCGAATATGAATAATCTACTACACCACTATCTGTAGAATAATTGATGTAAGGGGCTTTATATGTCTTTCTATTAAATTGTTCAGTTTGTCTATCTACTAATGTAGCCCTATAATAATCGAATACACCTTGCTTGTTTATAAATGCGAAGTTTCTACCCTCAAATGTTAAACATTCTTCATTTTTAAATAAATGGAATGGTCCGTCGGTAAGTTCGTAAATTAATTTTACTGAATAATAAGGATAGGATGATGGATTACTAATATATGGAATAAACGATGCGTTAAATTCTATTAGGTTTTGAGGACCAATTGGTATATGTAATAATCTATTGTTTATAGTATCAGCTGTATATGCTGTATTTTCTATTGGTAATCCTGCTCCTTGTGGAGTTAAATTACTATTATAAAATTGAACTAATGCCCCATCAAACGCTCCTTGTGCAGCAATGATATTCAACGTAGACAACGTTAGATAATCGCTTGAAGATACTATCAACGCATTGTGGCGTGATTCCTCATTAACCGCAGATACGACGTTTGAAGCGTTAGTTAACGCCCAATATGAACCACTATCCCAATTAAACATTCCACTATCACGTTCTTGTACTGCAGGAATAAATGAAGTTGAGGATGATAATGAAGCACTTACGTCGATGGAAGCAGTTAATGATGATGAAATGGATGTTCCAAATTCCTCACCAAACGATATTTCAAAATTACGTATATTATTATTTGTAGAGTTTACAATAGCATCAGTTAACCAAGGAGTATCATACCCCATATGGTCATCTAATAATTTACCTACTTCGAATACTCCATATCCGCTAGTATTTGGAACTTGCTTTACCTGAGATAATACATTGCCACTATCGTCTTTAATTTGACAGATAAATTTATATTGTGGTAATGAAGAGGAAACTGATTGTAAAGTATAGATTACATCAGCTTGTGTTCCGTTAGGTAGCGTTGGGGATTGGTTTATTACTACTGCGCTCATTGTTTATTTTTTTCGTATGCTACAATTACTGTATCGTTTATATCTTTTGATACTGCTATTTCTAAATTTTCATTCCCAAAATTCCTCATTACTTGTTCTACAGAAGGTGCCATAAATGGACGTGCTTTTGGATTAGTTCCATTTTTAGCAATTTTTCGTGCGATGGCAATTGCGAATCCGTCAATTGTAGTACCTGCTTTAGGTGCTAAGCCCCTTCTTTTAATCCAATCTTTGATAGGTGCTATTGGTGGAATACCTCCTGCTCGCCTACCTATTCCTTCTTCAACAGCAACTCCATACCATTCACCTACACCTACTGTTCCTACGGCATTAACTTTATCTACTTCAGTAAAGATGGAACGTGCTAAATCACCACTAACGAATGATTTGTTATTCATCAAATTCTCAATTGCTTGATCTTTGATACGTTCTGTTATCTCTTCTAGAGATTGTATGGTGTTATCGTTATTCATTATGCTGATGGGAAATTACAATAATCCCATTTTCCGTCGGTAATTACTTCTATGTTAGCCATCCATCCGTATGCTCTATCTTGAAATGCTTCGTTTATAGGCAATATAGATGATAAATTAATTTCAACGTCTTGCTGGTATGAACCTCTATTAAAATAAGAAATTATGTCGTATAATGTTTGTTCCATTACTGACATTAATTGTTGTGGACTTTCATTAGATAAGTTAGGTACATCTAGACAATATAGTTCAAATGCTAATGTTCTTGTCATATTTTGTAATCCAGGCGATTGCATTGGACGTAGAAATACGTATGGATATTTTATGTTTTGTGAACTAGCATCTAAGAAATCAATTGTGCCCGTATTAAATGAATGAACATTTAAATGGGCAGTTGTCGCTTCTTGAAATATGTCTATTATTTCCTTATAGCTCAGTTGAGGCATCTTCTCTTAATTTGCTTAGTTTACTAATTTTAGGTATTTTACCTTCGGCTACAGCATTTTTTTTTACCTCTTCCGTCGAACCATTAATTACTGAATCAACATCTTGTTTATGAATACCTAACATCGATGCTATTTGGGAATGATTACGTCCCGCTGCTTTTAGTTCTAATATCTTGTCGTTCATTATCTTAGTTTTTGATTATTCTTCATAATTTCTTCACTCATTGCCGTATCATCATCTATTTCTTTTCTACGTTGTTTAGTTGATTTAACCTCAGTAGTAGGTTTAACCGATACCTTATGTATGGTTGGTTTATTAGCGTTTTTAATACGTTTTGCTTCAATGAATTTCCATACAGCATAGCCAATTATAGCTACGATTAGGATGATAATTAATGTTTTCATATTATTCTTCTTGTTTGTGCCCTAGCGGCATTTAATTGTTTCTTCTCTTCGTTGCTCCAATCTTTATCGATTGCTAAATAATTTAGTACGAATACAAAATTTAAGTCAGTGATACATTTTTCCTTTGTGATATTGAGTATACTTGACTTGGACAAATGATAAACCGTCGCAAACCATCCCCAGTGTTCTCCAAAAGACTTTGGTTCATCTTCATCAATTCCTTCTTCATCACTTTTTCCTCTACTGTTGAAGATGGAAGAGTAGTTATTGAGTAGCCGTTCGCGGTGGCTAAAAAAAAAGCGAGTGCCCCTAAAGCGAAGCCTGCAGGTAGTTTTTTCATTACATCCGCCGTAGCTAATCTATCCTCACTATTGTATTTTTTAAGTGTATAATGTGAGAATATGTTATCCATTTTCTCTACAAATACTCTTACTTTATGAATTAATTTAAATGGTAAACTATTGAATCTATGTTTTTTAATTGGGCGATATAATATAGCCATTATTTCGTGTAGATTCTTAGTAGGTTCTTTAGCTAAACGTTCTAAATCGTTATATTCGCCTAATGTCATTTTATTGATATTAGCGTAGCCATATAATTTACCTTCGTATTCGAATATAGGGTGGAATTCCTCTTTGAAATCCATTGCCTTCATTAAGTCGATATAGATTTGTTTTACTGAATCACTATCCCATTTTAATATTTCGTCTTCGTCTATATTACCTAATACACTTATAACTTTAATCACTTTACGTAATTCAGTTAGGTGTTCTAAGTTAGCTAGTTCTTGCGATTCAGCTACGCTTATATATTCAGGTAGTGTAATTTTAATTTTCATACGTTAATAAATATATATTTTTTGAGTAAATGGTTTGTTAATTTTGTCCTATATAGATTCTACTTGTCTTTATTGTATTACGTGCTTTGTTAGCTAATAATAATCCGTCGACTAAATCATCATGCATTCCGTTAGGGTGTGTAAATGATAGTTTACCATTATTACCTAATTTATAAGTATATAATGTTAATTCTTTATATAATTCGGGATAGAATTCCTTAGTTGGTAATTCGACATTTCCTTGTTCAATGTCTTCTATTAACGTACGTACAATAGTAGTTTTACTATCTTGTGTTGTAGTAAATTTCTGTAGTTTTCTAAACTTAGGATTAATTAAATCAAACATTGCTTGACCGATACCATTCGTTTCTATATAACCACCTACAATATTAAATCGTCTTAATGCTGACATAAATTGTTCGGCGATGACAGATATATTTTCACCGTTGGTTCTATCGATGTATAATACTCTACCTGCTTCGTTTATAATTGTTAATACCGAATAATCATTTGATAAACCAGTATCTATACCAGCAAAACATCTATCCCTACTTTGTTGTTCAAATCCACTTAATACACATACACCATCTAAATTTCTAAATACCTCACTTCCTGCATCGCTAAATTCAGCTAAATACTCTTGCCTAAAAATATCTTCAGGTAAGGAACGGCGCTGTTCAGCTATAAATTCTTGATCAGCATATGGGTTATCGATTGATTTACCTTTAAATGAGATATACGTTTCATTTAATTGATTACCGCGTAGCCAATATTCATAAAACCAATTCTTACCTTTAGGTGTTGATATAATTAAACATTTCTTACCAATTGCTGTTAACGTCGGTAATATTGCTTCATTAATAGCTTGTTCTTTGATAAATGCTCCCTCATCAATTACTACATGAGTAAAACTAAATCCCCTAATTGAATCATATCGTTCCGCTGATAGAAATAATAATGTTGATCCGTTAATGAATTTAATTGATAGGTCTGCTTTGTTTTTTTCGGCGATTAATTCGTGCGCCGCACCTACTAATTCTTGAAATACTTTCTTTGATTGATTGTATATTGGACTTATCCATGAACCTTTTTGATTAGGTTTTTGTAATAACCAATATAATAATAAGTTTTGTCCTAGTAATGATTTACCATATTGTCTAGGTGAAGCAACAACACCAAATTTGTGAAATGTATCAGCGAATTTAGTTATTACTTCTTTTTGCCCAATGTGTGGTGTGAATAAGTTAACGTCCATATGTTAGTTTGACTCGACTTTAGCCGTCAAGTGTGTCTACAATTATCCTACTTTATAGTAATTTTCACCATATAATTCAATATTGGTGGTAGGATTCCTAACTATACTAGTACACGTTGTATTGTCTCCCAGTTGTCTCAGATATGTATTTGATTCGTTCATGTTCAATAATTTCTTTAGTTATATCGTTTATGTCCTCATAGAGTTCAGAGCACGCTTCAAAATCCTCTTCTATTTCTAATTGCTTGAGAATAGAAATCATTATTGTTCTCATTCCTTCTAGAAATTCAATTGCCTCCTCTATTCGTTTAGGTTTGCTATTCATTGCTTCCCCAATTTAAATTAATTTGTTCTACTTTTACATCGGCTTCGATTTTAGTAATATCGTTGCCTGTGTACTTGAATATTTGATCGATTGCACGTTGGCGAATTTTTTCGTCGTCGCTGACTAATAAACTATAAAGTTCGTTTACTGCGGGATCAATTGCTTTGCCTAATTTTTCCTTCCAGTTTTCGCTATATTTTTCACCGCTTTTCAT